GGATGTTCAAGCGTTCCATAACCGCGCTCACTCAACGCATTTTCAAATTCTTCAGCAAGAGAAAGACAGTCACCGCCGGAAAATATCGCAGTCATCGGAAACTTCTTACCGCCAAGACCAAGACTCTGAACCTCAGCACCATCCACATCCGGGAAAGTATGCTCAGCCGTCTTCAACGGTGTAGACCGACTTAAAGCCGACTCATAGTTGAATACAATTCTTTTACCCGACGGAGCCGTATAGACCGCCTCGCTTATCTCATTAGTCCACGCCATTTACCGCTCCTACCGCCGCCCTGTCCGCAAAGTAAATGCAGGTGCCGCAGTTGCCCCGCTCTTAACCGTAAGACCGTCGCTAAGTCCAATTTCGACCCTGTTAGTCGTCACCGACTCCTCACGTGAGTAGTTGTTTGCAACAGCCGCCGATCTTGTCGGCTCCATCATGCTTGCAGCTATATCAGTCTCACTTTCCGCAGGCAAGCCGCCCCCGCTTTCAGCCGCACCGCTTCCCGCTAAAATGCTTGCTCTCGTTTCCTCGAAAAATCCCGAAATCTTATCATGCAGCCACCCCAGACCGGGAATCCAGGAAAGAGCTTCCAGAATAGCCTGAATAGGAGCGGCAATCATCTGCAAGATGGAAAGTCCCAGCATCTTGAGACCTTCAATGAAGCCGCCCGCCTTAAAAGCATTAATAGTGTCGAAAATGCCTCTGATTGCATTCCATACTAATTCAAGCGGGGCAACAAGTATCTTGAGGATTGCGCCGCCTATTCCCTTCATATTTCTGATCCGCTCGAAAAATCCGTCTACAGCCGCAGACACTTCCTGCCATTTACCTGTAAGAACAATTATAATGCCAATCAAAGCCACAATTGCAGCAATCACAATTCCAATCGGGTTAGCAGACAAAGCCGCATTCCACAGCCACTGAGCCGCAGTTGCAACATTCATGCCAATAGCTGCAAGCGTCATTGCCGTTTTCCATGCGATCATTATCCCCATAACGACAATAATAACTCCCCGGAACTTCCAGGCAATCCTTACAATTTCGCTGATAGCATCAACAATATTTATAGCCGCATTAATCAACGGCTGAGGGTCAAAGCTGCTTATAGCCTCAGTAAGCTTCTTCAAGCCGTTACTTCCCCGCGTTTCAAAAGCTTCAACAAACTTAAATCCCAGCTCCGTCAGACCGCTCACAAGCACCTTCAGCTGATTTGTCAGACCGCCTCGAATGACCTCGGCTCCCTTGGCCGCTGTTCCCGCACTGTTGGCCGCCGCTAAAGCATAACTATTCAAAGCCTCTTCGCCCGTATTCAACAAGGCCGTAACAGCAGCAATATTCTGCTTCCCGAAGATGTCATAAATATTTGCATTCTTTTCTGCGTCTCCCATTCCGGCCATTGCCTTGTTAAACTGGCCTATAATCTTAGGAAGCGGCAACAGATTGCCAGCTGCATCCGTTGTGGTGATGTTCATCGCCTTTAAAGCAGCATCAGCGCGACTTGTCGGCGCGCTCAAGTTGGTCATAATATTTCTTAAAGCTGTTCCCGCTTCAGCTCCCTTAATCGAATTGTTGGCAAGAGCCGTCAAGCTGCCGCTCATCACGTTCAAATCATTGTTTGCAGTCTTAAAGAAGCTGCCTCCGGCACTAATAGCAGCTCCTACATCCTGAAGGCTCATATAAGCACTGTTAGCTGTATAAGCCATCACGTCGGAAATTCTCGTCATGTTTCTGGCCAGCTCTTCAGGCTTGTCAGACATCATACCCATAACGTTCAAACTTCCAACGGCAAGCCCTACAGCCTCATCCATTCCAGTCAAAGCCGTAGTAGCAAGATCAGCAACACCAGGAAGCAAAGCAATAGCCTGCTCACTCTGCACACCGGCCTGAGCCAGTGTCTTCATTGCGTTTCCTGCCTGCACCGCATCAAATTCAGTGGCAGCGGCAACATTTCGCACCGCCCGCCCCATATCCTTTAATTTGCTTTCAAAATTATCTGCCTGAGTAAAAGCCGGGCCATAAGCCGCCGCCGCAGAGCGGATGGCCTCATCGAACTCAGCATATTGCTTAGTAGCAACAGCAAGCCCGGCGGCCACCGCCCCAACTCCAACCTTTATCCCTGTAGTCAATGCCGAAGATATAGTAGCACCAAAAGCACTCACCCGGGTCTGAGCCTGGCTGATTCCACGTCCAAGCACCCCGGCCGCAACATTGCCCTGAGAAGCCATCTTGTTAAGCTGAGCCGTTGCCCTGTCTAATACGCTGAATTCAGTAACAACCTTGTAATTCTTCACCGTCTGCCTCCTTCAGCCATGCAGGCCTTAACAATCTCAGTGATTCTAGCTTCTAACTCATCCTCGTCCCTGTAGACCGGTTCGCCGTTATTATTTTCCAATACATGAGGCGTAAAGTCAGTCTTAGCCATAAGCTCACGCTCACGCTTTAGCGTCTGCATTACCTGGGCAAAGCTCAAGCCGGAATGTCTTCTGGCCTCTATGTCATAAGTAGTCAGTCCGTTGTCCAGCAGCGTCTGACTCGCATTTGCTTCCTTGTTTCTGTCCACAGAAGGACGATTCAAGCCCGTCCATACACACTGCATCCAGCCGTTAACAATTCGCCAGGCTTCTGGGTTCCCATAAGCACGAACAAAGCCGGGTAACTCAAGCTGCCCGGTCAAGGCCATCTGAGTAATCCAACTCTCGTAAATCGGCTTATTAACAGCAAGAGAAAAACTTTTCACAAAATCGCTTAAATAAACTTCAAATTCATTGTTAGCCTGTCTGCTCGCACTGTAATTGTTGCCGAACTCCATCATCAATATTTCCGGCGGAATGTTGTGGCTCCAGGCAAGAACTGCAATAATGCTTTTTTCAAAGCTCGAATAATTTACATTTGGCCTGTTAGTCTGAAAGCTCGTAATCTTGCCGCCATTAGGAGCTTTGTAAACAGTGCCCGGATTCATAATGTCAATCTGATTAGTTGGTGGAGTTACATCCAGATAAGCAGGTGAAGGCCCATCCGGCAAAGGTGGCAAAGGCGCGCCGCTCAAAGCACCCGCAGCACTCGCAGGAGCCGCCGGGCCTCTCAAGCTTCTCGCATAATCAGCCGGGCCAGCAGCTATCTTTATTTCATTAGGAGCTTCTTCCAAAAACAAAGGAATCATAGCGTTAACAAGACTGGCCCGCACTTCAGCGTCCCGAGTACGGTCTAAATCCTTCAGCATATAGATTGCATCAGCCAGAAAAGGCTCTCCCCTCACATCATCAACAAAATGCTCAGAACCGTAGACCATCCAGCTTATCAGACGGCCGCTTTTTTCGCCTCTTACAGGAATTCTCTCATATTCATAAGCTCCGTCAACAACACTTTGGACATAAAACGCAACGCGCTTCCCCCATTTGTCAAACTCGACACCATGCTTAATATAGTGCCCTTCAATCAAATTAGGAGTGTCCGGCGTTCTAATATGATCACCGTTCACCCACTGCCAGCGGGGAAGATTAGTTGCCTTGTCAATTCTGCTTATAATAATGCCGTCACCGCTTATAAGGCTTTCTGTCCTTACAAGCTTCTGAAAAGCTCCGAAAGTATCTTTCTTACTCCAGTCAAAAACAGCTGGACTGTTGCAGTAAAGGTCAAACTCATTTGCAATTTTGTCGCTGTATTCAACAGCCCTCTGAGCCTGCTCCACTCCATCCCTTCCAGGAAAAAGAACGCTTCCCATAGGAGTAGGAGTTGCAACAATTCCAGTATGAATCTCATTAGTCACAAGACGGCGAATAACACCCTTCATATAAGTGTTGGAACGGAAAAGCTTCATGCTTCTTTTCCTCAGTTTCCAATAATCAACAAAGACCCATTCACTCACAGGGCCTAAAGAACCAGGAAACTTATCGCCATTCCAGAAGTCACCGCCAAAATAATCTCCCAGGGCTTTTACTGTCAAATCTTTTAAAAAGTCTGAATAATTTTCAACGCTCTTCATATCTTAAAACCCCGGAATCACCTGACTCCATCTTCTGCCACCATTCAAAGCTTCTTCAATTCTGTTGATCTCATCAATCAACTTATCGCGCCTTGCATAAAGCGAGGCAAGGTCAGTTCTCTTCACAGTCTGCCTGTCCTGCCCCGTGTCAATCGTATATTCCACAATGCCGTCAGCTCCACTGGAAGAAGTAAAAGCAACAATAGCGCGGTT